TTAAGCACGTGCAGCCTTCTGTTCTTCAATCCATTGATTCACTTCTTCTAAATCCCAACGGACAAAGTTTTGTGAAAAGCGGATTGGTTGAGGGAATTTCTTGGCTTTTACAAGCTCGTTGAGTTTGGTGCGACCAAAGCCAACAATATTGCAGGCGATTTCACCAGAGATTAGTTTTTGTTGTGGGTTTAAATTTAGATTCATAAGAAAATACCTATCGTTTGTTTAACACTGTGGAATATCGTCATATTCCGTTGAGTTGTTCGAACGATAGGTATTAGAAAGGATTTAGGTGGGGTTATAGCAATAGGGTGATAGTTAAATTTTGCTATCACCATTTACTATGATGGTTATAAAATCAATTATTTACGATTGATAGGACAGGCAATAATTTCTATTGCTTCGGCTTGCTTTTTAGAAAGAACGTATTTTTCCTTGATTTCTCGCGCGGTAGACTCTGCCTTTGGTGCGTTGTTTAAATTCGGATCATAGTTTGCCCAATAGGCTTTTCTAGCTTGAATTGCTAATGCTAAGCGGTCGTTTTCCATGAACTTGTTTAAATGTATTGGATAATTATCTGTATCAAGAGCCTTATTAAGCTCTTCTATCTTTTTATTTTTTATTTGTAACTGATTCCTTAAATCTTTTATTTGATTTTCGTAATTAGCTATATTATTAGTTTCAATATTTTGTTCTAAATCTAGAAATTTATCTAAATCCTTTTTCAAAATCTCAATGGAATCTAAATCCACTTCAATATTCGGAAGGTTTATATATAAACCATTATTTTCACTTGTTAGTTTAAATTTTATTTCAAGATCATTATTAGATGCACTAGTAAACTCATAGTTAGAATATATAAATATTTTTCTATTTTTTATTATATCCTTTTCTTTGCTGGAATAATTATATGGCTCGATATAAAACCATCCAGAAAAATCAACATTTGGATAGATGAATTTATTTATTTTTTTTGTTCTTTTTGAATTGGCAATATCAAATGAGATATTTATAGAGGGATATTTGGACATTACCCTATTTTCTATTGGTGAAGATGAACAAAAATAAATACAATCTCCATTAATATTTTTATAAACACATAAGCCTTTACTTTTTCTAGAGTTTTTTGCTTTGTATTTAACTATCAAACTATCATCAGCAATAAAGAAAATAGGCTTTAAAAAATAATCTGTATCACCTATAGAAGATAAAAATAATCGCCCATTAAGAGAACTGCAAGCAATCTTGATTACAGTTTTAATCTGGCCATCCTTTATGAAATATAACAAATCATCTAAATTAATTTTTTCATCAATTCTATAGTTAATGTAGTCCAATGCTTTCTCTAAAGGAAAGCTAAATCTTTTATGGCTTAATGAAATTCTAATTGTCATAAACGCCCCTTTCGCATTTATCCTTATTGATAGGAGCGCATCAACAAGATAAGGTTTCTTGCTTTCGGGGATCAGCCTAGATGCACTTTATTTGGTTATTCAGCTAATGTAATAGATTCTATTTCCCATCGATTTCCTTTATATCTTTTTTGTATAAATATCATAGATTTAGTTCTAGCATCTCTTTCATCTAATGCATCTATGGATATAATGTCGCTATCAATTTCATTCCCATTATTGTCTATTACAAAAAAACTTAGTAGATATTCCTTCTTTTCCATATTATTCCCTGTTTTTTATATTTATAGTGATATTGCCTAATCGAGTTTCTTTTCCGTCATTTCCAATATGCGTTATTGTTCCGGTAATGAACGGCTTATTTTCCTCTTGTTTTTGTAAAATCCGTTGGATGATAGGGCGTTGCAATTCCTGTTCTGCCCAGCTGGATAATATTTCGTCTTGTTCTAGCGGTTTTGGTTTCTCTTTTATCTTGTATATTAGATAACAAAAGAAGGTGATCGCACCTATTAGAAAAGCCAGTAAAGGCCATTTTAATATTGGCCAAAAGATGAAAACCAACAAGCCAACAAAAAGCAATATGGCTAAAAATAACAAAAAATCTAAAGCAGAAAATACAAATGAACCAAATGCGGATAAAACGGATTTAATCATACTTTTCCCTCGTTTCTCTGTTTATTTCTTGTTCTATTTTATCAGAGTTTAGATGCGTTAAGCTACGGCTATTTTTTGTTCATCAGAAAAGTTTTATAATAGTCTCGCTTTGAATTTAGAAATATTTTCAAAGTCTTCTAAATGTGAGCGGCTTACTTTTTCGGAAGTTTGCCGCAAACTTTAAGGAGCTGCGATCTACAAGTGCCTAATCGCGTCCTGCATGTAAGTTTTTAGACAAAATAGCCCAACATTGTGAAATGTCGGGCTTTTCTATTATTTGAACGCTTTTTTTAATTCTTCTTCTGCAACTTCTTTTGCGATTCTTAGAGCCTGTGCCTCACCAGATTTAAAGCCTTTTTCCATATAATGGCGACCTTTCATTTTTACTGTGCCATATTCAACCATCCACCAGTAAAACGGATCTGATTTATCTTTTGTATTTTCCCCAATTTTTGCCATTCTACGGCCGTTTGTTCGCATAACTCGAATTGCAGTGATACCACTTAAGCCATCTTTAGCTACTCTTGTTTTATGTCGAACGTTGTTTTTAATTGTTCCTTTTTGTCGGAAATTAGTGCTACTCTTCAATGTTGGAACATTCGGCTTGATTGTTTTTTCAATCGATTTGGCCGCGCTATTTAGTCCTTTTCTAATTGCTTTTGCCGCGACTTTGTTTATATCCTTATTTAGTTTTTTTAAGTTTTGCTCAAGTTCTTTTAAGCCTTTTATTTGAACTGCCATAGTTTCCCTCTGTAGTTATAAATCAATACCATTAAATTGTTCTAGTGCGTGTTTGTGTTCATCTGAAAGCTCGAAAATCAAATCACCATATTCAAGTTGATAAGTACCGAATGACATTAGAAAGGCTACGGCTGGGTCGATTTTGTTTGCAGCTTTCTTCTTGTTTGGTTTAATGTTGGCGTTGGCATCGGTTTCCATCACCACGTTGGATAATGCCCACGAAAGCACCGGATCGCCGTTATGTTCTATCACTTGGCGATTTATCAACACTTCCGCACTTTTGGCCACCGGGCTAAATCGTTGATAGGTTTGTGGGAACGGTTCTACCTCTAAGCCTGCTGCCTGTAATTGCGTTCTTAAATGCGTGGCGTTCCAAACATCAAAGCCGATCATTTTGATATTGAAGTTTTCCGCATCTTTGAGAATATCATCGCGGATTTTGTCATAGTCGATACAGTCGCCCTCTGTGGCAATAAGCCAACCACTGCGCACCCAGTTTCGATAAATGGCCCGGTTCTTGTTGGCCACATTGTTAAGCTGAAATTCAGGAATATAATGCCGGGTAATCAACCGCACTTTTTTCCCTTGAGGGAAGGTGTAACAAAGGCTTGTTAAGTCGTTGGTGCTAGATAAATCCAAGCCTAAATAGCAATCTTGGTGAAGTAGGTCGTTTTCGGTGTAATCTCGTGCGCACTGCGCCCAATTGCCTTCGCCTAGCCATGGTGTCGTGCCTTGGCACCAAACATTAAAACGCTTGGTGAGCATTTCCACCCACTCGGAAGGAATCCCTCGTGCTTTCTTGATCGTGTTTTCAAAATCAAGGTAAGGAATGGATTTACCGATATTCGGATTGGCTTTTATCCAGTTTTCCGGATTATCAATTTCGCTTTCTTCGTCTAATTCAAAAATCAGTACAAATAGACTGTCGTTTTGTTCGTTGCCTTCCAGTATTTGCGCGCAGTAATCATAGTGCTGCTTACAAGCGGAAATAACGTTACTTCCCGCCGTGGTAATGGCAAACAGTAAACCTTCCGGACGTGCGCCTTGACCTAACTCTAACGCGCTGTAAACGCTGTTATCTGTGTGTAAGTGATATTCGTCCACAATGGCTAGGCTTGGGTTAGTTCCCTCAATGGTTGAGGATTTCGCCGCTAACGGGCGCATTAAGCTATTTGATTTTGGATTAATCAGTTTATGTTGCTGAATATTGAGCCGTTTGCGCAAAAGGGGAGAGAGTAGGCACATTTGACGCGCATCATCAAACACAATGCGGGCTTGGTCTCGGCTTACTGCTGCAGTGTAAATATCTTGTTGGCCCGCTTCCATCAGTAGGAACCAATTAGCCAACACGGCGGCCACGGTGGACTTGGCATTTTTTCGCGCCACTTGGATATAAGCGGAACGATATTTTCTCAAGCCGGTATTGGTGCGCTTAAAGCCTAACAGATTGGCAAAGAGAAAGGTTTGCCAGTCTGAAAGCTCGATTGGTTGCCCGCGTAAATGCCCTTTAACGTGCGGGCATAGGCGGGAGAAAGCCAAGAATTTATTTACCGCACTTTCATCAAAGAAATAAGCGGGGTTCGCTAAATCGTCAAAATAACGCGCTACGGCTTGTTTTATCTTGCGACAAGCCACTATTTCACCTGATTGAACTTTCTTCGCGTATTCGTGCCAGATTTCCATTTTCGCCTACATTGTGAGTATTTCATCCAACATATCAGTAACATCCGTTTCTACTGGATTTTTACGGCGACTTACTGGATCGAAGCCTAACAGGGAAGACATCTTGATCATGACTTTTTCGGCATCTGCTTTCGCGGACAATGCCGGGTTTCTTGATTGTGTGCCTTGGCTATTTACGATAATGAAGCCATTTTTGGCTAAATCTGCCACGGAATGCCGCCAAATTGCGTAGTTTTCGCAATAAATTTCAAGGTTTGTTAAATCTTCCGGCTTAATATCGCCACGTTCTGAAAGTTGTTTAATACGCGCTTTCCATTGGCTTTTAGCAATATCATCCAAGAAATCAGGTGTCTTATAACTTTTTCGCTTGCTCATTCACTTTCCTTATTTTCTAAAAAATCACTTTGCGTAAAAATTTGAGTAGGCGGGCGGTTCTTTAGGCTTGCCACTTTCTTTCAAAAACTCCCCCCACCTTGTCTAATCAATCTTCTTCGCACCAAATCCGCGTTGGTCTATCACTCGTGTTTTATAGCTATGGCAATCACGACATAAAGATTGATGGTTAGATTCAACCCAAAATAGCGGGTCTGCTTGTCCGTTCTCGACTGGCTTGATATGGTCTATCACTGTAGCGGGCGTGTAGATACCTTTCTCTAAGCACATCACGCAAAGAGGGTGATGCTTTAAGTATTGCGCTCGGTATTTACTCCACTTATGGTCGTAACCTCGTGCACTGCTGTTTGGGCGGTTGTCCTTTGGCTTATGCTCTTCACATCTGCCCGACTTCACTTTATTTCTACATCCTGGATAACCACAACGTCTTAATGGTTGATAAGGCATAGAGCTATACCCTTAGTAAGCGCAAGGCTCTCTATAGACTTCCCATAATGCGGAAATCGTCATGGGTGCTTGTTTAAGATTGGCTAAATCTGTTATAGCCTCACGGTTTGTGTAAAGGTAGGCAATATACATTAAGCAGCCGACTTTAATTGATGGCGTAAACGGAACGGTATTTTCGGTTTCTTCATCACCAAAGGTTTTGCCTATATGCTTTTGGCATACTTCCAATGTAGCGACCTTATAGGTTTCGAGTAACGCATCATCTAAATCATGATCGAGATTTAAATGTTGCTTAATTTCTTCTAGTTCAATTTGTGCCATTGCCTAATAACTCCTTACAGATTAGTTGAAGTTCACGGTGAGATTCCTTGCTGTCTATGATATTGGTTATCTCAAGTAGCCTTGTGCCATACTTCACTCGCATAGTGCGATCGACTTCTATCCCATAACGAACCCTAACCCTTACAATGTTCTCCCCTAGAGGCACTGCCCCAGAGAAGAACTCTCTACCTTGTAATGGCTCAACTGCAGCTCGAACATTAGAGATAGTTCTCCATTTACTCACAATGCCGCCATAGTCGTTCTGTTCGTTTACTTGCTTTTGTAAATCAATCACCTTGTTATATTTCCCCGCTTTAAGCATCACTGCCATTGCTTGCCCCCTGTTCTTGTTCATCACCACGTTTAACTTCTACGGTTTGTTTCCAAGCCTGGCTAAATTCATCTCCACCTTCATAAGGCGGTAAACCTTCACGGCGGCGAACTTCATTTGGAGACATTACACCCGCTTTGATTGCTACATCATAGCTACTGAAACGTTCGCTTTGACTGGTGCGTAATAAGTCGCTTGTATCAAATTCGATTAAGTAACGTTTCTTGCTGTTGCTGCCTAAATCAATCATCAAGGCATCTTTGAGTTGTTGTTCAAAGTTAGTAAGCCAAGGGCGCAAGGTTTGAGAAAGAAATGCGCGGCTCGCCTCACTAAAATTCGCATAGCTACTATTCGAGTAGTCTTGTAAGAAAATTGGGCTAATATTGTAGATTCGGGCTATATCGGAAATGGTAAACGTGCGACTGGCTAACCATTCTGCATCTTGGTTTGTCATGCCTAATTGTTTATATTCCATTGAGCCTTCAAGAATAGGGGTTTTACCTGCATTCTTTGCCCCCTTGTAACGCTCAAGAGCTTTCACGGCTTTCTGTGCTTTTGCATCATCTAACCATTCAGCCGTTGAAATAAGCCCGCTTGCCATCAATCCATTTTTCATAATGGCTGCGCCATGGCGTTGTTGGGCTAAACCTAAACCCACCGTTTCACGACAAACTGTTATCGGAGAACGCCCCATAAATCCATCAATAGAACTATGGCGTAAATGCAAAATCTCATCTTGAAGATAGTTTTTTGTTACCCCGTTTAAGTCTGTGATTTGATAAATATATTCACCCGTTACTTTACGGAAGATATTTACCGCACTGGGTTGATAAGGAGTAAGGCTTATTGGTTCGCCTTTGTTATTCCACTCAATCACGGCATAAGCGTTACCATTTAGCAAACAATGACGCATCATCGTATTTTTGAATTGATACGGTGTTTGGCTGCGGTTTGGCATCTCATTAAGAAGATATTCAACAGGATGACGATAGATTCTTTCTCGGCCATCTTCTTTTAGTGCGTATAGATAACAAGGCATTGATGCGACCGCCTCTGAAATGACGGTAACGGCATTCATCACGGCAGGTAACGATTCTGCAGTTTGTGGACTGACAAATTCGCCCGCACCTGTATTGTTTACGCCTATGTAAGATAAAAGCTCTTCGATTGTGGTTGGCTCGCTACGTTGCTCTTTTCGTCTAAAAGGATTCCACATATTAAGCCTCCATCACATCAAGCCACTGTTTCAAAAGTGCGGTAGAGTGTTTCTGTGTTTTTTCTTTGGCAGCGACCATCGAACGCTTAGCAATTTCTACGCTACTTTCAGGATAGGCGGGAATGCTTGTTACGGTAACTTCAAAGAGTTCGGCTTTTTGTACGGTTCGTTGGCAAGGCTCTACATCAAAATTCCATGTTTCTTCTTTAGCCCAAAAGCCGAAAGACATTCCGCTAATATCGCCGCGTTCAACACTTACCAACAAATCACGCCCTAAGGTGGTATCAGGTGGTGTTAATTCAAAACGTAAGCCGATTGAATCTTCTTCTAGTTTTAATGTTCCCGCACTTGTTCGACCGAGTAACTTGGTGTAGTCGTGTTCAAAGAGTGCGCGAACATCTTCGCCACTGGCTAAACTTTCACTGAATGCTTTAGGCGCAAAGGATTCTACAAAATCACAGTAAAGCACTTGTGAAGGGCTGTTCCATTTGACCGCATAACCAACGAGCTTTTGATTCTCTTCATCCGTTGAAATGGTTGCAGAGCGGATTTCAAATTCTTTCTTCATTTTTCACCTATTAAGCAAAAAAAGGGGCTTATGCCCCTCTATGATTTATGCCGTTGTCTCAATCACTTTAATTGCGTTGGAATCTACCACGCCACCACCCAAATATTTATCGGTGTGGACTTTATAGAATCCTGGCTCGGTTAAGTTGTCTGGTCGAGTTCGTACGCCTGTTTCATGATCGACAATGAAGTAACCACGTTTGAAATCACCAAAGGCAATAACGGCTTGATTTGCACCACCTGTCGGCATTGTCTCTAAGAAGTAAACTGGACGGCCTAATAATGTAGCGGGCGCATCGGTTGTTAAACCATCGCGCCAGATATAATCGCCATTCTTGTTTTTGAGTTTTTGTAATGCTGCTGCAATGGTTGATGAGATCACCCATACGGCATTTTTGCGGTATTTACTGTGAAGGGTATAGAACGCATCGATTAAAGTATCTGCCTCAATTTTTGCCGCACCTGCCACTTCAATTTTTTGAAGTTTGCCGAATGGGCGCACTTTGTCGTTTTCAGTTGTGCGTTCGTAGGTTAATAACCCTTTTGATTTTTTGTTACCATCACCAGAAGTTAAATCTACCTCTTCTGTTTCAGTGAAAGTCTCAGTGATTTCATCAGTGAGCCAACCTAAAACATCAATGCTTGAGAAGTCCAAAATCTCTTGAGTAGTTTTCGGATAAGCATAGATAGAATTTAATGCAATGGTTACTTCATGCAGTTTCGGGCTTGCAGTGCCGTTGCGCGCTGTGCCTTCTGTGCCATGTTCAACGGTTGCACCGCCAGCAGATACTAATTTTTTGTATTCTTTCGCACCGATAGGCAAGCGAACTACATTACAAAGCTGGCGCATGACGCTATCGTCTGTTAAGCGTTTCATGACCTCTTTATCTAATTGAGGAATGACTGAATAGCCGCCATCTTCACCGTTAGCCGTCGTTAAATTGCGAAGTTCACCAGTTTTAATGTAATGGCGCAATTCATCATTTGAAAATTGTTTCGTGCTGCGGGTTTCTAATGGGTTAGATTGCGCACCAAGATTACGTTCTTCATCTGCTACGGTTTCGTATTTACTGATTTCATCACTCAATTGTTTCACTAAATCTTTCAATTTATCAAAATCTACTGATTCAGTTTCATTCAATGAACGATTTTCTCTTTCTGCTTTATCAAGCATTGCGCGCATTTCTGCGACTTTTCCTGCCTTTTGTTGGCGTAACTCAATTAATTTTTTAAGCAT